CGCGACAGGCTCGTACGAGCCTCGGGTGCCACCTGCCCCGTCCGGCTCACCCTCGCGCCTCGTAGGCGCAATGAGCGACGGCGCGAAGCCAATCCATAACTCAGTTAGATCACGATGAATCTCTTCATGTCCGGGAGGCAGAGTTCTCATTATGACCTCTCAATCTTAGAAACTCTCACTACACCAGGACTATCCCCGGAGATCCCGGCCCTCTTTTCCCAATACTCAGCTTGATGAAGAGCATGATCGTGAAGTTGACTCATCTTTCTTGAAGCACCGGATTCTGTCAGGTCGATCATCTTAGAATAACGAGCGACCTTCTCTCTCCAAATGCTAGCGACAGCGCCATCCCGACCATGCTCCTGGATGAGAACCGCGATGTCTGTTTCCGAGTAAACCTCCTCGTTCAACTCGCCGGAGTTTAGACGAACAAATCTCTCGTCTGTCATCTCCTCTTCAGCCATCGCAGTTCCCTCCGGGTTCTCTTACTCGTCTTCTTCTTCAGAAATCTCGTCATCATCCTCGAGAGCCTGAACGAGATCCTTCACGTTCGCCTTAGAAGATACCTCGAGACCACGCTCGTCAATCTCAGCGCGAAGATCCTTCTTAGACCATTCCTCGTAAGGAGGAATCTCCTCCTCATCGTCTCCTTCGGTTTCCTCTTCGTTCTCATCTTCCGACGGATCCTCACCCGGACCGTCATCCTTCTGCGGAGAAGGAGGGGCGGAGTCTTGGTCCTCAGGGTCGCCCGAGGAAGTTTCTTCGTAATACTTCTCGGCGTAAAGTCTCTCAGCACGACGCGCAGACCGACGCTCTGCGTCCGTGAACGAGTCGTCCCTGGGATCAAGCGCGTAGGCGCTCGGGAGTCTCTTGCGGTCTCGCAGATAAAGAAAATCCGCTCGACTCAGAGGCCTGCTTGTATCAACATTCTTTGCCATTTTCTTTCTCCCCTTTGGAAGTCCCGGAATCGGACAGCGGGTAGCGATCTCTCGGGAGTCTAGGAGAAAACGCTACCCGCTACCTAACCGTCCCGATTAGGAGTTGAAACTCCTCGTGAATTCATCCGGAGGAGTGTACGTCGCATTCGTGGTGATCTGCATCACCGCTCCTGCGCCCCGGTGTCGCACGCCCGTACCGAGCGCACGCCCGTAGAAGGAGTCGATCAACGGGTAATCGTTATCACGCCCCTTGATCAGACGCAGACCACGAAGACCGGGATTCTGATGCTCACGAATACCGACCGGGTTCTGGACGCTGTCCGGACCGGACGAAACGAGAACGGCCATATAACCGGCAGGAATGAATCCCTCCTCGGCGACAATGGCCTTTCCGTAACGACCAATCACCTCCACTCCTCGAAGCGAGTTCGGGGGCGGGCTCGCTCCGGCAATCTGCTCGCCGACGGCCAAAATCTCACTCATGTCCTCGCGGACCGGAATGAAATCATGCGGACCGTTCAGCGTTGAATCCGAGTGGTCCACCCGGAACTGACGAATGCGCTCACCCTCCTGCTCATTGACGAGAAGAAGAACGGTCATTCCCGGACCATCACCATAGCCGTGCTCGGTAATATTCCGCACGATATCCACTACGTCCTGAGGAGTGACATCACTGCCACCGCTCACCATATAGTGATTCTCAGTGCCGTCAAAAGTCCGGTTCTTGTATTCCGGTGGAACTTGTCCGTCAGCGTTGTAGAACGGATAAACCGTGATCGGTTCATCGTTATACTCGGCGGTCCGAGTACGATTATCGAACACAGCCTCCATCACACGCCGGAAGACGAGTGTAGAGTCCGCTCCAAGAGCGAGATTGTTCAGGCTCTGAACCTGTTCTGCTCTGGCGTCTGCCAGGAACTTCCAAGTGTATCGGACCGCAAGGTCGTACCACTTGAAATCGTACCCAAATGAACGGAATGCGGGAGCCGTCCGCACACCGACAGGCTCGCCAAACTCACTCGCCTCCTCGAACAGGTCTCCGCCAGACATCTGCGCAACGCGCTCGACTGGCTGAGAGACCGTGAACGTTAGAAGATCAATAATCCTCTGACGCTCTTCGTTCTGGAGTTGGATGGTCTGCTGGAATTCACTCCAAAGATCATTGAGGGGAACCCCATCAACGGTCTCTGTGAGAACATCCCCTTCCGTGTGCGTACCGCGACCTGCCCCGCCTGCGATGCCGGGGAGCCACAGAGACTTCTCTGTTGACATCCCAGACAGCGCGGGATCCAGGGAGAACGCCGTCGCCGGAAGGAGGGTGCGCCCATAACTCTTATTGAGAGTCATTTTGACATCCTCGCTTTCTCTTGATCGTTTACTTGACGCGATTGATTTGAGAATGACGCTTATCGCGCCATGCGGACGACCAGGCGCTCGCCCTCGACCGTGTGGCCGACGCGCGTACCGCCTTCGGACGTGCTGGAGATCTCTCCGGTCGTATTATCAGCGTAATAGACCGTACCGGGATCGCCGTCAAACTCGACAATCTCTCCGTCGGTCATTACGTCGACAACATGACCGGCGTTCTTAGTCGGACCAGTGAGAACGAGAACGCCAACGATGCCGGTCTCTCCGGAGCCGATGACGACATGACCGTCCTCGTCAATCCCGACACCGAGCGCGACTTCCTGATTCTCATCACTGAAGTCCTCAGCGAGAAGTCCCCGGAAACCACCGTCCTTGGAGTCGTACTTGTCGATACGAGACATTTCGTCTTTCACCTACCTTTCCTTGAGCTGAAGGGTCAACTCTCGTCAGCGCCTAACGACGCAGATTTGAGTACTTCTTGCGAAGGGCAGCCTTGTCAGGCTTCTTGCCCCTCTGATTCTTTCCGCTGTTCACCTGTCCGCCACTACGCTTAGATGAATTTTCCTCATCCTCATTACCGTCGCCCTCATCTGAGGAAACGAGCATATAAGGATTCTCATCTGCAACTTGCTTCAGCGCATCCTTCATGGCGTTATCATCGATCTCACCGTCGTCCGTGAAAACATCAGACAGGTCTGCCAGCTTGAGCGCAGCGGCCGGATTCTTGAACTTGAAATCCTTCTGCTTCAAGAAAGAAACCTGAGCCATGAGATTCCGATTTTCAGCAGCAAACGTCTCCGCGTCACTCTTATACTCGTCACGCTCGGACTGAGAACGCTCAAGTTCGGATTGCTCTTCGCGCTCTTTTTGCTTCACTTTCTTCTCGGCGGCGGAAGCACGCTTATCCGCTGCCTTCATGCGCCTCATCAGCGCATCGTAATCAGCGCGGGAGATCGTTTCTCCCTTGCCATTCGACCCTTCACCTCCGGTGCCGGAGTCGTCGTCATTCTCATCTTCGTCGTCATCATCCCCTTCATCGTTCTCGTCCCCGTCATCGGAGTCATCATCTTCACCGGATCCGCCAGCGATCGGCAGGATTCCGTATCGATTGAAAAACTCCCGAATCCATGCGGGGGTCGAGTCATCGACGAGCGAAGTTTGGCCTTGCTTGATCATCATGGGAAAGACCTCCGGTCCTCCTGAGAGATTGAGAGTTCCCCTGGAACTCATACTTGCACTCACTATACACGACGAAGAGCGTTACGCAACCGAACGCGCGAATCCCCTGTACCCGTTACTCTCCAGCCAGGAATCATATTCCCCTGAAAGAAGATCATTCGCGAACTTTTCCGATCTAACAGTTACGCTCGTCGTGAAACATAGACATTGAGGATGCGGCTTCGGCGGAACATTCGTGGGAGTGAAAATTCCAGGGCCGAGACCTTCATGATTCATGTCAGCGAGGTCGTCGCAATCATCCGGGCGAGGATGGCTCCCGGAGAGATTCCATTCCATCGCCTCGACAAAAGGAGAATTAGCTGCGGATTGGATCTGGGTGGCGTGAAATGCGTTATTGATCTCAGTTCTCGCCAGTCGTTTCGCGGCATACGACACGCCTCCAGGAGTATCCGGACGAATGAGCCCACGCACGTCACGCGCGATCTCTCGCGCGCTCTTACTAGTGGCGATGCCACGATCTACAATTCTATCAATCCGTCCCGCAGCTAAGTCTGAGTTTCGATAAACACGAGGGCTAAGATCGATATTATTGAGATAACGAGAGCGGATATTTTCCGACGCTTGTCTAGCGGCGAGAGGGAATTGATTCATGAGGCGGTCAGCGTCGGGGATGCCTTCCTGCGATGCCACGCGGGAGAGAAACTCCGCCACGCGCTCCTGCTGATTCACGACCGCTCGGGAACTAACCTCCGCGCCCCTGTGAATTTCTTCTCCGATACGTTCCCAGAGAATATTCTGCTCTCTTCTTATCTCAAGCGCAGCAGAGCGGTATTGCTCTCTCCGAATTCTCGCACCGATGCCGTCTCCCATCGTGCGTCTGACCATGCTCTCAGCGTGGCGACTGGCATCCGTAAGAATAACCGCGATCGCTCTATCAGAAACGCGCTGACCCCTGAGATATTCCAAATAAGAGTCTCGGCTGAAACGCTGTTGCCATGGAAGAGGAGAGGCCATTAGCCGTCTCCGAGCTCGGCATCAATACGAGAACCAATGAGGTCAATTTCTCTCTGCTGATGTTTCTGAACGCGATCCTCGATGTCCTCCGGGAAAGAGTAACCCAGACGTACGAGTTCTTCTCTCGCCGTTTTCGGATCAATGATCTTATTCTCTACCATCGACATGATCTCCTTGAATCGCTGCTCACGATTTACCGGGATCTTCTCTCCGTATCTCGGCAGCCACTGAATTTCCATGAGTCCGCCAAGACCCTCATAAGCAACGAACCACTTCCGGAGGTCATAGAGCATATTCGTCGTCACGTCTGTGACAATCTGCTCTCCCTCCCCCACTCTGGACAGGAGCGGCTCCATCTGCAACCTGAGGGCGATACCGCTCTCCGCAGACTGTACTTCCACGGTCCCCTTCACAATGTCACTAAGACCCTTGGCTCCATCAATCTGGGAATGAAGATACTTTAGATGATCCTGAAAAGGTTTCATGCTGGAAGCGCCGTTCACGCGCTTGAAGTCGAGTGTTCCTTCCGTGGGCAATTCCACTACGCGCCCAGGCCCGAGATTCCAGGGCACCGGCTCGCCGTTCTCATTTACGGGCGAGCCAGCGTTCGTCGCATACACGCCCAGACCCTCAAGCGCAAGAGTTAGCTCCTCATCCGAGATGGATTGATTGATTGCCGCACACAGTCTCTCCATTCCTCTCAATTCAGAAGAACCCCACGGAGTACCCGGCTCCTGGAAATTCTGGATATGATAAACCGGAAGGGCATCAATTGGTTCTGGAAGAGGGCGATCAGTGAAGGCCTCATGCTCAATTCCAGAAGGGCTCACCGGATTACCCTGTTCCACTCCAGGTCCACCCCACTCATCAATTTCAAAGATTTGGTCACTTGCGACAATAGTGGACGGTCCGCCACGACCCGAGTCCTTCATATACGTGACACGACGAATATACTCATCGTCCTCGTCGGAAATGAAATCAATGAGATGACAACCGATGATTTCATCGATGTTCTCTGGATTATAGATCGGAAAGAACGAGGCCGGATCGACTGGGAAGATACTAATACGAGAACCCTCAGGAAGCTCGGGGTCCGCGTAAAGATGGAAAAGCCAGTCACCCCGAATGATTCCAAACCTTTTCGCAGAAGAAAACTTCCCATAGAAGCGCTCCCGCCTCGCGAACTCGCGAAAGAGTTGAAGCGACTCCGCTCGCTGAGCCTCACTCCCGTGATCAGGGTCCGCGATAACTTCAAAACCCTTTGCGAGATAACGATGATAAGTCTCCACGACTTGCATTCCAGTAGGAATATAAATCGGCATCTCATCAGTACCCCTTTGAATGAGCTCAAAGGCGTTCTGAATATTCCAATACATCGCCTCATACTGCTGATAAGCGGCGATTCTCGTGGCGTCCAGTTCACCTACCCAAGAAGGATATCCTCGAATGAGTGGCTCAACTGAGCTGAATTGATTCACATCGGTCATGGGTTTACCTCACCTTTACGATCTTCGCAGTTGAGAAATCTTCGCTGACGCCAATCACCGATTCGCCAGTAAGGGTACACGCGAGAACCTGCGCCTCATGCGCGCCTAGCTCGCTCCCGCGAGTGATGCCACGGAATGCCGCTGTCCAGTATAGCTCACCACACCCAATCGCAGCGAAACCTTCGCCGGGATTTGGCTGATTCACCGTAAATTCAGAGTCGATGACAAACAGGAGTCCACGGAGGACAATTAGGAAACAATCATTTGAACGAATGTTCCCCTCTTCATTGATGAGAAATTGCTTGCTCTCAATCTTACTCTCAAAACGATTCGCAAGCTCATACATCCACTGACGAGCGCCTAGCCTGTCATCCGGGAGTTCCATACCCTCGATTATCTGTCGAACTCTCGGCTTTCCTGAATGGCCGAATAGAACCCATTCATTTCCAAGCCTCTGGAACCAAACCTTCTCTTGCTCATCACGAGAAGTGAGAAATACATCCGAATAGTCGTGATCATACATTACGAATATATCCTCATCTTCTCGCACTGCACAGACCAGGGTCATCTTCTCGCCTTTCTCCCTGAGACATTCGCATTACTAATCTTCGCGCGCCCTCCGGTCGCGGCCCTCGCAGGAGTGCCAAAATACCCGCGAAAGAATCTCCCGAGCGCCTCCGGAGCATGGTCATCTTTATCTAAAGGTTTCTCTCTGTCGTTTCTCATTTCGCTCTTATTCTCAGGATATCGATAGTCTTGCATCTCACGGATAAGCTCCTCACATCTGCGGGAGACACGGAGGGCGGGCTTTCGCTTCTCGTATGGGACATGCTCAGGTAGCATCCGAAGGCTTTTCCGGATCATTTCAATCCGGTCCTTCTGTTCTCCTCCGGTATTTCTCATAATGCGCCACTTGAAGGAGTTTGCAAGTTGCTGAGTATCACCCGGCTGCGCTGGCTCCGGATATATCGCAGTTGCTTTCTTCGCGAGTTCTCTCAGAGCGGGATCCCCCTCGATGTCCCGAATGACTTCACTAGTGTCTCTGTTGGTGCGATAATACTCATCGATGATATAGACATTCCCCCAAGTATCAACTTGGATGAAAAGGACGACGAAGGGATTTGTGAATCCGTAGTCCGTAGCAACGTAGAGAGGGCGGGTTCTATCGTACTCAATATCAAAGACGTGATCCTCTTCGTCAAATGACTTGAAGACACGTCCGACGAAGTCCGTGAATTCTGCCTTTACCTCCTGATTGAACCTTTCCTCGCTCATGTCCGCCGCCATGTCGAGGATTTCTGGATCATTCCTTCCTTCTGGAAAAACGTATGGATTCAGCCATGACGGCCGACGCCAAGAATCCCATTCCGGATCATTGGGATCCTGCCCTCTTTTCCAAACTTCGTAGAACCAGTTCCGGCCCTCAGGAGTGCTCGTGTGAAGACTCCACCCGCGAAAGTCTGCGAGAGCAGGGCGGATGAACTTATGCCAGACAATCGGCTTCATCTTTGCGGCCTCTACGAGAAGAGATCCGCTCAATCCCTCACCGACCAATTGCTCCATCTTTCTTGCACTCTTGGCAATAGCGAGAAAACGACCATTCCAAAGGGAGACAACCATGTCTCCGCCGCGAGGGTCGTAATACGTTCCCGGTTTGTCGAACGGGATTTTCATCGAAACGCAAGCGTCATAGAAAACGCGAAATTCCTTCTCAGCGTCAGAGTACTCCGGACCTACTATCCAGAACTCCCTACGCTTTCTATCCTGGATGAGATTGTTCTGTATCGCGTGCGTTGCCAACGCCTCGGGCGTGAGCTCATTTCCTCCGACCTGACTCTTTCCATATCGCCGACCACAACTGGCGACACGGTGCCGAGCCATCGATCTATGAATATCCCACTGACCGGGATGAGGAAAATATCCTACCTCGTCAAAGATGTCCTCTTTGGTGAGAACTAGAGTATCACTCATACCAGCGTCACGCAGATGACCTCTGCGAACCCATGCTCGTAGCAGACGCGAGTTTCTCCCACGCGAAAAGAAACGAGCGGAGGCACGTCACCTGAGTGATAGAGCTTCATGCATCCGCATGAGAGCCCGGCGGAGACAGGAACCGCGTGCCCTCGTTGCTCAACACGAGGAAGATCTTCAATCATCATATTCTTCCTCTTCCTCGTCGTCGTCTTCCCACTCTTCCTCGTCTTCAAAGTCATCATCTTCCTCTTCTATATCTTCTTCATCAACTATCTCGGCATCGATGATCTCGTCCGCGTCCTCGCGCGTGCCCACGATCGTGACAGTACCGACCGCGCGCTCCCACGGCTTGATTTCCGCAGATATCTCAATCCGCTCCTTAGCCTTGCCGAGTACTCGTTCGAGAACTTCTTGGCAAGCGCGAAGTTGAGTAGGGTCAAGCCTTTCCTGCTGGATTCGCCCCTCGTCGTCCTGATAAATATCCAATTCTTGCTGAACCATCTCGGAGAGTTTCGTAGCCGCTGGAACCGCAGCTTCACGAATAATCTCAGTTACCTCACTGAGAGTTCTCCTCATTAGCTCTTCGTGGATCTTCTGCGGAACGACAGAAGGAGGACGACCGCTGAAATGCCCGTTCCTATCTCGTTTTCGTCCACGGATTAGTTCATCAACATCCCAGTCGGAAAGGTCTTCCTCCCCCTCCAGGATTTTCGTGTTTCTCGTGCCGACCTGGATTCTCTTACTTCGTCGGTCGGGGTTCCTCTTGGCCGGGAGGTTCTCCTTTTCCTGCCTGGCCTTTTTCTTCGTTGGTCGCTTCGGCTTTCTCTCGGCCATCATAGCCTCGTCTAGTCGCGGCGCTCCGTCTCGGTAACGCCTTCCTGGAATGCGCGTCCAGTTCCTCGCGCACGATTATCCGGATCACCCTCTGGGTCTTGCCCGGTATGTTTCATCAACATCAATTTCTCAGAAGCTGTCAGTTCATGACCATCTTCGGCTCTCTGCACGAGACCCGCGCGACCACCGAATTCTGATGCTGGCATTGTCGCCATTTCTAATTCCTTCCTTGACGCTTTGCCCCACTGTAACTGAATCACCATTCTCTGCCCACCCTCGCAAGCGTAGCACACGCGCCTCCACGCGCTCGGATACGCACGGAAAGACTGGAAGCGCCTGGGCTCCCGTGAGGCATCGGCCGATTCTCCAGGCATAGCAGTGACTCCCAGGAAAGTTCTTGCGTGTCGAATCGAGGTCCGATACGATGGTGTCGGCAGGGCAAGCCACCGAGAGCAAGGAGAACGAAATGGAAGAATTCTACACGGTCGACCTCGTTGAAGATCTCGCGATAGAACATGATCCATACGTGAAGATATCCGAGCACGTGAAAAACGCATACGTGGAATCGGTCGCATTTAGATTCACGAATGGTGCTGCTCAGGATTTCCTGGATGATGTTCGTGAAGAAGGACAGGAAGGCGTTATGGCGCGCTTCGCGGAGAGGAGTAACGAGAAAGTTTTCGTCGCTATTTGGGCACGTTAGAGCAGACGCCCTCCCAGGCAGGCTAAGGCATAAGAAAGACAAAGGAGAACGAAATGAAGATTACAGACGCTCAGGGCGAAGCACTCGAAATCGCTTACGGTCGCAAGGTCGTGGTCGATCACGGATACGCGAAAATTATTCTCACTCCTGTGGGCATGTGGGATCGCGAAGAAGGCAATCCTGAAAACCTTCGCGGACTCGGATGCCACGACCCGAGCGCCGTCGCGGTTCTCTCCGCTCACCTCCCCACGTTCGGATCCACGGAGGAGATCGTTGTCGGACTGGCGAAGCTGAGCGAAAATGAAAATGAAGGATGGATCGTCTACGCGAATGACTCCGGTTTCATCAACTTTCCTTCTCTGATCAGTGTGGAGTCGCTCTCTGCGGTCGCGGGATACGTGCTCCGGCGCTTGCACGAGTCGCACCGCACTCGCGGGTAACACACACCCGCACGAGGGACCCCGGCTCACTGAGTCGGGGTTCTTCCTTTGGTGGCAAGGATTTTAGGAAAGTTCTTGCGGACGGTGTCGAGGACTGCTACAGTGGAGGCCAGGCAGGGCAAGCCGACCAGCAAGGAGAAGTCATGCAGAACGCTTACGTCAAAGATTGCGAAGAGAACTTTCACGGGTTCTTCACGGCCACTCGCCTCACGTGCCCGAAGTGCGAGGGTGACGCGCATTACAAGACTTTCACCGCTTTTCTCGGTTTCCGCGAAATCCCGGATGAATCAGAGGAGGAAATTGACATCGTCGCGATCAACGAGAACTCCGCTCGTGATCTTGCGGAACACGCCCTCGAGTTCTTTCACGAGGGATTGATTATCCTCCACATTGAGGAACGCTTCGGTCTCTTCATGTGACCCGCTCGGGCGGGCTTCGGCCCGCTCGGGAAAGGAGATTCTCTTGTCTCTCATCTTAGAAGTCCTCTATAATGGATCCATTGTCATTATCCTCATTATCCTTTTCCTCACGATCTGGCTCGGCGCACTCGCCCTCGGAAGAATGCATGATCATCATTGCGTTACGTGTGCGGACATTACCCGCGCACAGTCTCGCTCCCGTAGGAAGGAATGAAAAGAATGTCAATCTCAACAGAAAACAGCGAACGCCTTTCTCTTGTGTATCATCTGCTCGCGCACCATCGGATCGAAGAATGGGATTGCTCATTCTCGCTTACCCAGGTCCACGACGCTCATGCGCGTTCTCATGGCGTGACGCCGGCGAGCGAAGATATGTTCGCATACATGGACGACCTGGCTCGTATAGGCGCGTATGAAGAAAGCCACCTGAGCTCGCACGTAAGTATGCTCACGAGCGACATGCTCTGGCGTGCCGAGCGCCTTACGTGAGCGCGTGTACGCGCATGACATACGCGCGCGGCAGAACTTTCTGAGGTCGGCGTTTCTCCCTGGCACGACTGGAGAATCGCCGATCTACGGCCGTCTAGCGTCTTGCGCTTCCTGTCGAGGTGTGGCACAGTGGATCTTGTCAGGGCAAGGCAGCAACGCAAGGAGCCACAATGTTTCTCCACCAAGCACTCACCCTCATCACAAGCCCCCGCGTTCTCGCCACGGTCCTCCAGGTCAACCAATTCTTCACGGTCAACTTCCTCTAATCTCACACAACGCACAAGGGAGAAAGCAATGCGCTTCATGGATCTCACCGCAGGCACCGAATTCGTTTTTCGCAATCAGCTCGTCACGGCTGTATCGGACTCCAGGATCAACTATCGCGGTACGAAGAATGAGTACTGGAGCGTTCTTGCTAAGAAGGAAAATGGAAATCACATTCGCATCTCCGAACGCAACGGCGAGCGTAACGTCGATCGTAATATCCACGAGTAGGAGCACAGACACACACAAAGGAGAAAATCATGTTCGTTGCTCGCCTGAAAGATAAGAATGGTAGCACTTTCTACACAACGGTCGAGGGCGGGCTCACCCGCGACATCAACGAAGCGGAGAAATTCTTTACAGAAGATCTCGCACGTATGTTCGCAGAGCCCTCTTGGAACGGAATTCCCCAGAGTAGGATTCACAAGCTGGAGATTCGCGGCGAGGCCGTGCTCTGCGAGTAGGCGATAACGAGCACACGAGGGCAGGCGTTACATATGCGCTTGCTCTCGAGCTCGTTATGCGTGCGCCCATGACACGCGCCCATGACACGCACGCCTAGAGAAATTTCTGAGATCGGCGATTCTCCAGGCAGGGCAAGGAGATTCTGCGGATCGGTGGGGAGGCGGCTCTTGCATGGCCTTCCGAATCCTGGCATACTGAAGGCAGCAGGACAGGGCAAGCGACAAGGAGAAGGCAATGAGGAACAAGGCAGAAGCTAAGAATCTCTTCAACGAGCTCATCACGCAAATCAACGAAAGCGGAGATCTCGGCAGCCGGTTCCGCGACTCCCTCCGCCTGGCCGATCTCCTGGGACACTCAAACGACAACGAAGTCATCGGCCTTCTCTTCCAGGCAGCCGAGTGCGGCTTCACGTTCGAGCAAACCTTCTGCTAAGAAAACTACAGCAAGCGGAAAAGGAGAAAATGATGCCTAACGCTCACGGTTGCACCATCACAGAGACTCATTGCGAGCAGTGCGGTTCCACCGACTTCGATGACATCGTGGTAGACGCCGACG